GAAGGATTTAAGATTTATTTGGATCCCATGATTAGTCTTCCTCATATTGGCACAGAAGAATTTACAATGGACTTTGAAAAAGATTTTTTGAGTCCGCTTCTTAAAGAGCGTTCAGCACCGCAATTGAAAGTTTCAAATGGCTAGTGCAGCATGGCAGAGAAAAGAGGGCAAATCCGAGAAGGGCGGCTTGAACGCCAAGGGTCGCGCTTCTGCCAAGAAACAAGGGATGAACTTGAAGCCTCCGCAACCAGAAGGCGGCAAACGGCGAGACTCTTTCTGTGCAAGGATGACAGGCATGAAGAAGAAGCTGACAAGCGAGAAGACCGCAAAAGATCCAGATTCAAGGATTAATAAAGCTCTGAGAGCATGGAACTGCTGACATGGACATCAACACTATTTGGTCTGCTGGTCTGTCTCTTGTTATGGGAGCTTTGTGGTTTTTCATCAGAGAAAAGTTTGATGAATTGCATAGATTAAATATTCTGTTAAACAAAACACGCGAGGAGATTGCCCGTGATTACGCGACTAATGCAGAGGTTCAGAGAATTACTGACCACATTGACCAGCGGTTTAACCGCCTTGAAGCAAAAATTGACCAACTTATTCAAAAGGGATAAATAATCATGGCACTCAGCAAATTTCAACAAGCTTTTAAAGATGCTCGCGCCAGCGGCGAAAAAGAATTTGAATTTGGCGGGAAAAAGTACACCACCAAGTACAAAGAAGAAGGCTCTGCACCTGCAAAGAAAGTAGAACCTAAAGCCAGTCAGGAGTTTCCTAAGACTCCATCTCCTAAGTACGATAGCTCCAGCAGCAGTAAATCTGAGCCTTACAAGTACAAAATGCCCATAGCAAGTTTTTTTGAAGGCATTCGTGAGCGCGGGAATAAAGATTTAGAAGAGCGCGGTTTAAAGCATGGCGGCAAAGTCAAGAAGATGGCTTCTGGTGGCTCTGCATCCAAACGTGCTGACGGTATTGCCCAAAAAGGTAAAACTCGCGGAAAGATGTGCTAATCATGAAAAAATTTGGCAGAAAACCAACTGATGACCAGATGCTTGAGGGCGGTGGTGCTGGTAGCGCAATTAATGGCGGGCTTGGTGGCCGCAAAGTTAATGCGGCTCTTGCTGCGGCAGCGGCTCCTATGTTAGCTGTGCCGTTCATGCCAGCGTATGTGAGTGCAAAAAAGAAGGCTGACAAAGAGCAACGTGAGGGCGATGCCGAAATGAAGCGGGAGTCTCGCGGCAAAAGTTTGTCTACTCAAGAACAAGAAATGGTTCAAGAGATGAAAGATGAAAAAATGCGAAAGCGTATGAAGACTGCACCTACCACCAAGACGGAAATGGGTGAGCCATTTGCCAAAGGTGGAAAAGTTTCCAGCGCATCGCGCCGTGCAGATGGTTGCGCCCAGCGTGGTAAGACTCGCGGAATGATGGTGTAACGATGCCAGCAACATCTGCAAAGCAAAAGAAATTCATGGATGCTGCGGCGCACAACCCAGCATTTGCGAAAAAGGCAGGCATTCCTGTAAAGGTTGCCAAAGAGTTCAGCAAGGCCAGCAAAGGCCAAACTTTTAAAGGTGACGAAATGAAAGAATCTAAAGGCATGATGAAGAAAGAAGTTAGCTTCATGAAAGCTAAGGGCGCTCCTAAATCTATGGTCAAGCACGAAATGGCCGAGATGAAGGGCATGAAAAAAGGTGGAAACGTTACCACTACCAAAATGGGCGCTGTGAAAACTGCTGCTCCTAGCCGCGATGGTGTTGCTGCCAAGGGTAAGACCAAGGGCAAGACTATCTCTATGGCCGGTAACAAGGGCATGAAATACGGCGGGAAGTGCTGAGATGCGAGCAAGTCGCGGCATGGGCGCAATTAGCCCTTCTAAAATGCCCAAGGGGGTGAAGAAGGCTAGGCGTGACGATACCGACTTCACTGAGTATGCTGAAGGCGGCAAGGTAAATGCTGCTGGAAACTATACTAAGCCAAGTCTGCGCAAGCGGATTGTGTCTCAAGTTAAGGCGGCAGCAACGCATGGCACAAAAGCTGGTCAGTGGTCGGCTCGAAAAGCTCAGCTTGTAGCCAAAAAATACAAGGCTGCTGGCGGGAGTTACAGAGATTGAAAGCACCGCAGACTTCCCTTAAAAACTGGGGCGACCAGAAATGGCGTACCAAGTCGGGGAAGCCTTCGTCAAAAACAGGTGAGAGGTATCTCCCTGAAGCAGCTATCAAGTCTTTGTCTCCTGCTGAGTACGCTGCTACAACCAAAGCCAAACGCAAAGGTAAGGCGGCGGGTAAGCAGTTTGTGGCACAACCCAAAAAAATTGCAAAGAAAACGGCAGGGTTTAGATAATGGCATACACCACTGGTACATCCCTATTCAACATGGAGTTCACGGAGATCGCTGAAGAAGCGTGGGAACGTGCTGGACGTGAGATGCGTTCAGGTTACGACTTACGGACTGCCCGTAGGTCGATGAATCTGATGACGATTGAATGGGCGAATCGTGGCTTGAATATGTGGACGATTGAGGCTGGTTCTTTCCCGCTGACACCGGGATTGAATACTTATCCACTGCCATTGGATACTATTGATCTGTTGGATCATGTGATTCGCACAGGCGCAAATAGTTCAACCACACAGGCTGACCTGACAATTTCGCGCATCAGTGTTTCTACCTATGCGACCATTCCCAACAAATTGCAGCAAGCTCGGCCAATTCAGGTGTGGATTCAGCGTTTGTCGGGTGAGACAAACCCCACTACGCTGGTTACAAGTGGAAACGTTACCAGCACGGCCACAACAATTACCCTGAGTTCCACTGAAGGATTGGCCTCTTCTGGCTATATCAAGCTGGACAATGAGGTGATTTACTACGGCTACATCTCTGGTAATGATGTTGGCGGTTGCTTCCGTGGACAGAACAACACTACTGCTGCTTCGCATACAACTGCTACGGCGGTGTTTGTTTCTCAGCTTCCTGCGGTGACAGTTTGGCCTACGCCAGATAACTCAACATCGTATGAGTTTGTGTATTACCGTATGCGCCGCATCCAAGATGCTGGTTCGGGCATACAGATTGCAGACATGAATTTCCGTTTCCTGCCTTGTGTGGTATCTGGTTTGGCCTACTACATTGCCATGAAAGTACCTGAATTGATGCCCCGTATGGAGATGCTCAAGCAGGCATACAACGAGCAATTTGACTTGGCGGCAGGTGAAGATCATGAAAAAGCGCCGTTGCGATTCGTCCCGCGCCAACAATTTATAGGTGGGAGTACGTCCTAATGGGGAGTACCTATGCTTCTGGTCGGATTGCAATTGCTGAATGTGATCGGTGTGGGCAAAGGTTCAAGCTAAAAGCTCTCAAGACCGAGGTGGTCAAGACCAAGCGGTACGAGTTGAAAGTTTGTCCTGAGTGCTGGGATCCAGATCATCCGCAGTTGTTATTGGGTATGTACCCTGTAGAAGACCCGCAGGCGCTTAGAGGGCCTCGCAGGGACACTACATATGTGACGGCTGGTGTGAATGGGTTGCAGCTAACTCAAGATGGATTTGGCGGTTATCCAACTGGTGGCTCAAGAGATATTCAGTGGGGTTGGTATCCAGTAGGTGGAGCAAGGAATTTTGATGATGCTTTGACTCCAAATAACTTGGTAGGAACGGCAAGTGTTGGTACAGTAACGGTTAATCCGACTTAGGAGTGAATGATGGAAACGAAAAAGATTAGAGGCATTGCAAAATCTGAAGCAAAGAGGGCTGTCAAAGGCCATGAAGCTTCTATGCATGGCACAAAAAAGATGGCTAAAGGTGGCAAGACCAATCTTCAAATGAAACAACTTGGCCGTGGTTTGGCTAAAGTTGCCAATCAGAAGAAGTCTTCCTTCACCTACAAGCGCGGAGGCTGATATGGGATACAGCAAAAAAATGATGGGTAAAGAAGTGGGTGATGCTGCTACTTATGCAGCGCCTCACAACATGAGTGGTAAAGCAGAGCCTATCCAATCAAACCCCGGCAAACGTGCGCCTAAACGTGACAACAATCCAGATTGGACTCCAATGGATGGCGTTTCTATTGGTAGCAACAATGCTGTCAAGACCAGCGGCATCAAGATCCGTGGTACTGGCGCGGCTACTAAAGGTGTTATGGCGCGAGGCCCAATGGCATGAACTACGCTGATCTTGTCCTTGCTGTTTCTGACTACTGTGAGAATACGTTTCCCACAGTAGACATGAACATCATGATTAAGCAGGCTGAACAGCGTATCTATAACACTGTTCAGATAGCTAATCTACGCAAGAACATGACTGGTACTGTTACCGCTGGTAACCCGTATCTGTCTGCGCCTGATGACTTCCTGTCTGCTTATTCATTGGCTGTGATTAGCGGGGGCGAATATCTTTATTTGCTGAATAAGGATGTGAACTTCATGCGTGAGGCATATCCAAACACGGCAGCAGCGTATCGTGGCAAGCCTAAACACTATGCCATCTTTGGCCCACAATCAAATGCTGTTACTGAGTTGTCGTTCATGCTTGGCCCAACGCCAGACACAACCTATTCAGTTGAGTTGCATTTCTACTATTACCCTGAATCAATCGTCACTGCTGGCACTACTTGGTTAGGCGACAACTTTGATTCTGCTCTGCTCAATGGCACGATGGTCGAGGCTATTCGTTACATGAAGGGCGAGCCAGATATGGTCAAGCTTTATCAGGATATGTATCTTCAGTCTATTGCTCTGCTCAAGAACTTGGGTGACGGCAAACAGCGTATGGATGCGTACAGGGATGGACAAGTCAGGACACAAGTTCAATGAGTATTGTTCAAACACAAACCACATCGTTCAAAGCCGAGTTGTATCAAGGCATTCATGATCTCACGACAGATCAGATCAAGATTGCCTTGTATACGGCAAATGCAAATTTGAACGAAACAACAACCGTGTACACCACTGATGCTGAAGCAAGTGGAGGCAACTATGTTGCTGGTGGTTTGGTGTTGACACCCATCACGGTCAATAGTTCTGGATACACGGCATATGTTGGATTTCCAAACGCATCGTGGACAGGGGCAATTATTGCTCGATGTGCATTAATTTATAACGCCACTCAAGGAAACAAATCTGTTGCTGTTTTGGACTTTGGCTCTGACAAAGTTTCCACATCGGGCGGCACGTTTGTAATCACAATGCCAGCAAACACTGCAACCGAAGCACTTATCAGGAGTTCAAATTGATCGTTACCACTACAAAAGGCGACATGGATGATTCTTTGCTGGAAAAGCGAGAAGGCACTGTGGACAATGACAATGAATTAACCAGTTGGGTTGAGT